TTCCTGGATATCAGTGTCCACAAAAAAGTAGGGATGATCCATGAATGTTTCATTGGGTGGTCCCTCAAAATAGTAAACGATTACTGGGGTGCCCATGGGGATCACTTTGTTTCTAGGGTCCATAATTTGCCTTTCTGGATAATTTCTAGTGATTTCTTTGAGATTGATAATCCAGGCACCGATAATAAGATCCATGTCAATGGTTTGTTCAATCGTTGCCTGAAGATCAATGTTGTTGGTGCCGTGCATTATGCTGTCTCAGTAGTCCAGCCGTATTTTTGATCAACAATTTTTTTAAGCTCTTTGTAGGTTGGTGCAGATATTTCAACCCAGTTATCACTAAAAAAATGGTAATGAACCTGAATGCAATACTGGTCAATTTCTTCATGCGTAGTTTCAAAGTGACCATCACCAAAGGGATTGTTTTTGATTTTTGCTGTAATCAATCCATTCCCACCACCAGTGCAAACACCAACATTAATTTGGTTGCTTCCTTCTTCTAATATGATGTGCCCATGTTTTGATCTGACTACTTTTCTTTTTGCCATATTTGCCTTTCTGATTTTATTCGATCCGGGTTTATTCCCTGACCTTGAGTACACTATAGTTTACCCATTGGGTAATGTCAACAATTATTTTAAAGAAAGTTCATTTTTTTTTATTTTTTTCACAGCAAGGGTGTAACCCCTTGAATCTGCTACAATCTTCGGTATGGCAGAAGAAGAAATTTCCGAAGATTCTGGATACCAGACCGGGGTTCCACCAGAATTTGATGGTCCAGAACCCATGGATGAATCAGATGTCGATGCTTATGTCGGTCATCTTCTTGAAGATGCAATCGACTATATCGATGAATTATCCGAAGACCGGATCACATCCACTGAATATTATTCCGGGCACCTTCCCAAACAGGATGAAGATGGTCGTTCATCCGTTGTCAGTTACGATGTCAGAGACACTGTAAATTCGATCATGCCTGTTCTGATGAGAACCTTTTTCGGTTCCAAGCAGATCATGCAGTTCACACCCAGAGGACCAGAAGATGTGGAAATGGCTCAACAGGCTACTGACTACATCAACCATATTATTCTTGAAGAAAACCAGAATTCCTTCAGCCATTTCTATGCTGCTTTCAAGGATTGCCTGATCAAGAGAACAGGAGTCCTGAAGTATTGGTATGAAAAGACAGAGAACGTATCAACATCGAAATACACCGGTCTAGATGAAGCACAAGTGCAGACTCTGGCCGGTGCTGATGGTGTTGAGGGGGTGGACGCATACCAAAGAGAAGGGGAAGGTGGGCAACCCCTTTATGATGTCATCATCAAACGAAGAACGAATGATGGCAGAATCCGGGTGGAAGCATTGCCACCTGAAGAATTTATCATTGATCGAAGGGCAAAGAATGTTGATGAAGCAACAGTCGTAGGACACCGATGTTATAAGACTCTTTCTGAACTTCAGGCATTGGGTCATGACATCGAAGAGCTTGAAGAATATGCCGGTACTGATGACGAATTCGATGTCAATCAGGAATACACATCCCGACATTCCGAAGCACACAACAGGGGTCCAACGAATGTGGAACCGGCCAGTCGGAAGGTTCTGTATATCGAATGTTTCATGAACCTGGATGTGGATCAGGATGGGATTTCTGAACTACGAAGACTGATTTGTGTCGGAAACAAATACCATGTGATCGTTAATGAACCATGTGATTACAAGCCCTTTGTTTTGATGACACCAGACCCGGAACCACATGCTGCAGTTGGTTCTTCAATCACTGATATTGTAGCCGACATTCAGAGGGTCAAGTCCTATATCTTGCGGAATGTCATGGAAAGTCTGGCCATGAGTGTGACACCCAGATTGCTTGCAGTTGAGGGTCAGTGTTCCCTGGAAGATGTCATGAATACAGAACCCGGTGGAATCATCAGAGCAAGAAACCCGGCTGCTGTATCTCAACTTTCGATGCCATTTGTGGGACAACAGGCATTGCCAATCTTAGGTCTTCTAGATGAAATCAAATCTTCCAGAACGGGAATCACAAAACAATCCCAAGGAATGGATGCAGAAAGTCTACAGTCATCCAGTAGAGTGGCCATCGATGCCACTTTTAAAGCTGCAGCAGCCCACATGGAACTCTTGGGAAGAATCCTGGCTGAGACAGCAATCAAGCCCTTATACAAAGGGGTTTTAGGACTGGTTTGCAGATACCAGGACCGGGAAAAGATGATCCGTTTACGGAATACCTGGATTCCAATGGACCCCAGATACTGGGATGCATCCATGGATGTGACAGTCGATATCCCATTGGGTGGTGGATCAGATGCTGAGAAACTGACAGTCCTGTCATCGATGCTTCAAAAGCAGGAACAATTGATCAAAGAAATGGGTCCAGAAGGTCCATTAGTGAACCTCAGACAGTATTATCAGACCCTTGGGAAAATGCTGAATCTTGGTGGATACAAGGATGTGAATCAGTTCTTCAGTGATCCAGCAAATTATCAACCACCACCCCCGGAACCACCGAAACCGACCCCAGACGAATTATTTGTTCAGGCTCAGATGCAGAAGGTCCAGTCTGACATGATCAATGATCAGGCAAAGCTTGAATTGGACCGGGAAAAAATGCTGCGTGATGAAGACATGAAACGTGATCAATTTGAAGCAGAACTTCAGTTGAAGATTTCTGAATTAGAATCGAAGCACAACACCACCATCGATCAAGCAAACATTAAAGCCATGATGGAAAGGGACCGGGAAATGAACCGGCAACAGACTGAAATGGCAAAAATGCAGATGCAGCAACAGATGCAACCTCAACAACCTCAAATGCCCCAATGACCACATATGATCGAAATCGTTCTGTCTTAACACAAGGTAGGGCACCGACTATATGGGATGACATCACAGACTGGATGGCAGCAAATACCTGGGACACCACATTACCCCAGGATGCCGGTCCTGCAGTTCAACAAGGATTGATTGGTCTTGCCAAGGATATGACACCAGTCGAAGGTCAACGAAGATCAGCAATTAGATCAGGTCAGGAATGGGATAAAGCACAACAACAATTCAGGGAAGGTCAATACCCTCAAGCAGCAGCATCGACAATATGGTCAGGATTAGAAGCAACCGATGCAGCACTCCCAGCATTTGGTGCATTAGGGGCAATTGCAGCAATGCCCATTGATATAGCTAGATCTATTAAAAAATTACCCCAGACAGGGAAGCCTTTTCAGTTCAACTTCACTCATAACACTGAAAAAGCACCAGACATGGGTTCAAGGTTTGGGCAAGATGTTGAACCAACCGGCAAATATGTTGTTGAAGCAAATCCAAAATATGCTGAAGGAATTCCAAATTTAGAAACTGGTAAAGTAAAACTAAAAAATCCTTTGGTTATTGAGTTTGGAGGTGGATACGGGGAACCGACTAACTGGAAAAATATTCTCAGTAAAAAATACAAAGGGAAAACTGGGGAGGATTTATCTGAAGCAATTAAAGCTGATGGTTACGATGGAATTGTTACAACGGAAACAGTAAGAGGGGAACCGCACACTTCAGAAATTGTTCTTCTTAATCAGGGGCCAAGAAACCCAATGATTGTGCAACACAATCTTAATCAAGAATATCTTGAAAGGATTCAACGGATGGGTGGAATCCCATCCCCATCGATGGCAGTCAGTAAGGTTGATGAGCCACTGGTCGGATTCGGAGACATCAGTCTTTTAGGAACCCAGGAAATGGCAAAGCCATCACGGACCAATCCAGTTTGGGGTGCAGATGCTTACACTTCACGGACACCTCAGATTGAAATGATCCCGAATAAAAAAGCTGAACAGATAGTCATTGAAAAGTATGAAAAGCCCATTGAAAAAAAATATGGAGCAAATATTTTTGATGTTAAAACAGACCTAGCAAATCATATTTTTAAATTAGCTTCACCTTTTGAAGCAACGACTTCTTTAAGAGCTATGTATTTAAAATCTAAAGGAATCAAAGTAGACACAATTAACAAAAAAGATGAAATACCTATAATTTCCAGGGGATCAGGGAACATAAAAGATGAGAGTTTAATTTTTAGAGAAAACAGAAATAGATTAAACACTAAATTTAATAATTATTTCAGCCCAGATTTTGACCAAGCACAAAAAGCAGGAAAGTCCATTGATCAACTTGAAAAAGAAAGACGGGATGATTTTATGAGATGGATAAAACGGCAAAGAGATAAATTAGTTGCTGAAGGTGGAGAGTTTTCAGAAAGATTTTTTGATCGTTACACCTATGCTGGTGACCGACGCTACAAGCCAGCAACCTTGGAGAATGTTGTCAAAAAAATGAAGGGTGGGGCCGGAGGTGAGAACTGGTCTGGTGCCGGACAAATGAGGGCAATGGTGATGCCCAAGTTTAAGTCATTGGATGAAATCAAAAAAGCACGGGGCCGGATATCCTTAGAGAAATTTAAGTGGGCAAAGGATCATACAGATATGCTTCATGCTGACCTTCAAAGAGAAGCCAGAGATTACATGGAGCAGTACATTCCAGATGTCGGGTATAGCACCATTGATGAGTTGACTGAGGATCTGGTCAAGGGGCAAGGGATATTTAATTACTTTGGTGATAATGCCCAGAATTTAGAAAAATACCAGAGATTCATCGCAGAAATGCCGGAGTCCTTAAAAGATTTAGCCAAGGAACTACGGGGATTTTATCAGGCTATGCCCACGGAATACTTTGAGATCAAGCCCCAGCGTGGTGTGGAGCTATCTGAGTTTGGTGGAGCCATAGTGCCTGAAACCATGCCCAAGCATCTGACTAAGATTCTTAAAGATTCAGGGATCAAAAAGATTTTAACCTATGGAAGCCCTGAAGAAAGAAAAGCACTCTTTAAAAAATTTCCTGAACTAATGTTTGCTTTCCCGGTAGTGGGTGCCGGGTTGTTAGAGATAAAAGAAGAGAACATGAATAATTTTATAAATTAAGGATTAATCGGAGAGGACTAATGACAGAACCAACACCCCAGGAAGCAATCAAAAAAGCAGAACGTGCCAAAGCAATTCTTGCAGATCCAATTGTCACTGAAACATTTGAGACTCTTGAAAAGAATTATTTTGAAGCATGGAGAGATACAAACCCGGAAGATGCTGAAGCAAGGGAAGCCATGTGGCAACTTTTATGGGCATCAGCAGAGTTCCGTAGGCATTTAAGTGTTATATTACAACGTGGCCAATTTCACAAAAACCATTTGGATAAAGTGAAAAAGCGTCAGAAGTCTTAACCTTCATTTTAGAAAGGAGCAACCATGGACGGACTCCAAGCAGCAGAAGGTGCATTTCAGGAAATGTTGTCCGGGGAATCCGACACACAACAAGAACTGGAAACTGATACCGGTGATGAGAATTTTCAGGATTCAGCATCGGAAATAGAAGAAGAGGAAATTTCGGAGGAAATCAATGAGTCTGCACAAGAACCTGAACCGGCTTATTATCAAGTTCAAATTGATGGTGAGCAGCATGAGGTCACACTTGATGAAGCACTCAAAGGATACCAACGACAATCCCACTTCACCAGATCGACCCAAAAATTAGCCGAAGAACGCAAAGCTTTTGAAGCAGAGCAACAGGCACTGAGACAGGAACGGGATCATTATTCCCAGCAACTGAATCAGATTTTGAGTCAGCAACAAAATGAGCCAGAACCAGACTGGGATCAACTCTATGAGAATGATCCACTGGAGTGGATGAAGCAGAAGGAATCTTTTCGGGACAGAAAAGAACAGATGCAGAATCTGCAACTGGAACAACAACAATTGATGTATCGGCAACAGCAGGAGCAAGCCCAAGCACAACAGGCACATCTTCAGCAACAGCAAGCAACATTAGTTGATGCAATACCAGAGTGGAGAGATCCACAAGTGGCTCAAGCCGAAAAGGCCGGGATAAGAGACTATGCAAAGTCTTTAGGTTGGCAGGATTCTGAGATTCAGAATATCTCAGATTTCAGAGCAGTTTTAGCATTGAGACAGGGATGGAAAGCTCAGTCTGCAATGGAACGTGGCAAAACGAAGATCCGACAAGTACCAGAAGGAATCCGACCAGTGTCACCAGGATCTGCACAACAGCAACCAAGGCAACATACTCAACTAGCAAAATCCCGGATGAAATTGGCAAAATCTGGATCTATGAAAGATGCAGAAGCAGTTTTCAAAAACATGTTTACATAACAACAGGAGGTCAACATGGCCAAAGTTACAAATGCGTTTGACACCTTCACGGCAATAGGCCAAAGAGAGGATCTGTCAGATACGATTTATAATATTTCCCCGGAAGAAACACCTTTTGTCACAAATGCTGGCAAACGTAGTGTTTCCAACACAAAATTCGAGTGGCAGATCGAAACACTTCCAGCAGTTTCAACCACTGCACAACTCGAAGGTGATTCCATATCTGCAGCAGCAGCCAACAACACCACAAGACTGAGTAACATTACTCAGATCTTGTATCGGGCATTTTCTGTCACTAATACCCAGGCTGCGATGAATCGGGCCGGGGTGTCGGATGCCATGGCCCATCAGGCTGCCATTGCTTCCAGGGCATTAAAAAGGGATGTCGAATCTTTGATGCTTTTGAATCAGGCATCGAATGAATCATCTGCTGATGCATCTACTGCAAGAACCACTGCAGCCATGGGTGCCTGGATTCGGACCAATGTAAGCAAAGCTTCTGATGGAACCAATCCAACGAATGCAGTTGGAACAGATCCACGGAATGATGGAACTGCAAGGGCTTTAACAGAAGACCTTACAAAAGCAGCCTTAAAACTCTGCTATGACAACTCCGGGGATCAACCCTCAATGATCATGGTGGATGCAGCCGGGAAGCAGATTGTTTCTGCATTTTCAGGTCGAGCAAGTGCAACCCAGGTTGTGGCACTACCTCAATCAAAGGCTGATGAGGTTCATGCAACAGTGTCAGTTTACTTTGGGGATTTTGGAACATATAACGTGTTCACCAATCGGTTCCAAAGAGCAAAAGACACTTGGATCATCAATCCTGAGTTTGTGAAGATTGCACAACTCCGACCCTATGAAATGACTACCAAAGGTGTAGTCGGTGATGCTTCCGAAGCGTTCATCACATGGGAAGGTGGACTTCAGGTGGATAATGAAGCTGCACATGGCCTAGTGGCTGATTGTGGTGGATGATCTGATCTTCTAAACCTTTAAAGATATCCGGGTCTGACCCCATGTAAGTGGGGTGAGATCTGGGTATTTTAAAAAATGCCATTAAATTCTACTGTTCTTGATGACCATGCCGGTGTAAGGACTACAGTCAACACCGAAGATGGGGATGGG